GTTCCTTGCCCGTGATGTGGCGCACAGCGTCCACCTCAACACCCGTAGCTACTCCAAGCACGTTGCGCTCAATATTTTCTATGAGCGCATCATTGGTGCTGCGGATGACTTTGCTGAAGCCTACCAAGGCCGTCATGGTTTGATGGGGCCAATCACATTGCATTCGGCCACCAAAACAGCCAACATCATCGATTTTTTGCAAGGTCAATTGGACGATATTGAAAAGTGTCGTTATGACGTAGTGGACAGAACCGATATGTCGTTACAACAATTGATTGATAATATTATTGAGATTTATCTGCGTACCCTCTACAAACTTCGCTTTTTGGCATGACCGTTTCAGTTAAGCATTCAACCCCTGCTGATGGCTCGTTTAGCGCCACGGGTGCGACAGCTTGGGATGCAGACCATACCTTAACTGGTGTGGGCACAATGGCTGAACAAAATGCCAATAATGTGGCCATTACCGGCGGTTCAATTACTGGAAGTGTTGTTAGCGGCAATATTTCTGGCAACGCCGCTAATGTAACGAGTACTGTGGCTATTGCTAATGGCGGTACAGGGCAAACCACACAAGCGGCGGCACTAACAGCACTATCGGGGACGCAAACATCTGGAAAATATTTACGTTCTGACGGAACAAATACGGCGCTTGCTACGATTGTTGCGGCTGATGTACCTACGCTTAATCAAAATACAACAGGTTCAGCCGCCACATTAACGACTGCCAGAGCGATCTACGGCAACAATTTTGATGGCTCTGCCGCATTGACTCAAATTATTGCGTCTACTTATGGCGGCACTGGTAATGGCTTTACTAAGTTTTCCGGCCCAACAACCACAGAAAGAACTTTTACACTTCCAGACGCAACGGCTACTATATTAACCAGCAATGCGGCAGTTACTCCAGCGCAAGGCGGTACAGGTGTTGCAAATAATGCGTCCAGCACCATTACAATTTCTGGCGCTTTTGGAACAACATTAACTGTCTCTGGAACGACCTCTGTAACCTTGCCAACAAGTGGAACATTAGCCACATTGGCTGGTACTGAGACATTGACAAACAAGCGGGTTGATCCAAGAGTCACTTCAACCGCATCAGCATCAACCTTAACGCCAAGCATTGCAACCGCCGATGTTTATGCTTACACTGCTTTGGCGGCTGATTTAACTATCAATGCGCCAACAGGAACGCCTGTTGATGGGGATAAGTTAATATTTAGAATTTTGGATAACGGAACAGCTAGATCATTGACTTGGGATGCAACCTATACTGTTATTGGAGTTACTTTGCCAACAATAACAACCGTAAATAAAACAGTATATGTTGGTTGTATTTACAACGCCTATGGCTCTAGCGGTACTGGTCGTTGGGATGTTATTGCAGTAGCTACACAGGCGTAATCATGACGACGATTGTTCTTACTGGCTCTGGAACTTGGAACTTACCTGCTGACTGGAATGATGCAGCCAACACAATTGAAGTGTATGGCGCAGGAGGTAATGGTGCTACATCGGGTTCTGCATCGTTTTCTGGTGGTGGTGGCGGCGGTGGTGGCTATACAAAAGGAACTAATATACCTTTAAGGGCGGCAAACCTTGCTGGTCTTATAACAAGTAAAGTATATGACACCTCTAAAACGGGGTTTTCGGGCTTATGGACTACAAACAACACATCCGGTATAGTAATTTTTGCTGGCGTTGGTGTTAACGGCTCTGGTATTACATACGGTGTTGGGGGAAACGGGGGGTCAGCAGTAATAAACGGTGTAAACTACACATCAATTAGCAGAAGCGGCGGTTGGGGTGGTAGTGGTCGTACATCTACAACAGCAGCAGGTGGCGGCGGTGGTGGAGCAGCAGGGCCTAACGGTGATGGGGGTTATGGCGGTACTAATACGGCTACTTTAGGAACAACAGGCCGTGGCGGTGGTGGTGGTAACGGCGGCGGCGATGGTTCAAGTACCTCTGCAACACGTGGAACAGCAGGTATTAGTGCTGGTACTGGTGGTACTGGGGGTTCTGCCAATTCTAGTGGTTCTGCTGGTAGCGCGGGAGTTAATACTCCTTTTTCAGTTTATTCTGGCGGCGGCGGCGGTGGCGCTGGTGACGGAACGGGCGGTACTTCTGGTGGAGCAGGTGGGTTATATGGTGGTGGTGGTGGTGGAAGCGGTTCTGCGACAAACTCAACAGGCGGCAGTGGTCGTGCTGGCATCATTATCATTATTTACACCCCATTAGTAGCTACAACAAACGGCAATTTTCTTGCATTTTTCTAAAGTAAAATTACAATAGACCAAGGAAAAAAAAACATGGCACAAAGCGGATATACCCCAATACTGATTTACGCAAGCGGCATCATTATTTTTGAAGCGTATTAATGGGTAATTTTTACGGTGGCACTTTCTTTTCAGGCGGTTTCTTTTCTGCTATTATCAACACTATTGAACAAACTTTGGTCAAACTTCGGTCGTTTACCGAAAGAAGGAGATTTTGAATGGCAATTAACCTAAAAGCAATTACCTCTGTAATGGGGTATCAACAGATCACAAGTCTTAGTTCGGCAACTAAATTGACAGTGCCGCAAAAAGATTTGAATGGTTTGGTAGGTACCCCTCGTATTGCAATCATTACGCCCGAAACTCAAACAGTTCGTTGGCGTGATGATGGCGTAGCACCTACAGCTTCTGTTGGTATGCCTCTGGCTGCTGGCGTTACGTTGCAATACGACGGCGATCTATCGCAAATTCAATTTATTGAACAAACTGCTAGCGCAAAATTAAACATTACTTACTATTCATAACGAGGCCAAAATGAACATTTCTAACGATACGCCTGCTTTGAATTACGTTGAATATTTTACCAAACAGTTGCCTGTAGATTTGGCTACTATGGCTGCATTGCGAGATGAATTGGCTATACGCCAAGGCGCGCTATCTGCTGCTCAAGACGCAGTGGCTGATCGAGCCAAAGCTGCCGCAGAATTGGCAACTGCTAAAACTCAAGCCGCAGAAATGGTGGCAGCAGCCAAAGACAAAAACGACAAAGCCAAAGTTAAGACCGACGAACTTGCGGCCCGTGAAACTGAATTGGCTGATCAAGTTAAAGCGTTTGAAACATCTAGCGCCGAGCGCGATACCGCGTTGGCCACACGCGAAAATACTTTTAGCACACGTGAACGTCGCCAAAGCGAAAACCAAACCCGTTTGGATGTGTTAGAAGCCAAGCTGGCCGAAGATCAAGCTAGTCTTGACGCCCGCGTTAAAGATTTCCAAGCTAAAGTTGCCGCATTAAAAGCGTAATAAAGGTTAATCATGGCCGTCTTTCTCTCCCCAGTGGGCGGCGCAGCGGCCCAATTTTTTACCAACAGTGGCGTACCTTTAACCGGCGGCAAGCTCTATACCTATGCTGCTGGCACGACTACACCACAAGCCACTTACACGTCGTCTAGTGGTATAACAGCACACGCCAACCCAATCATTTTAGATTCCGCAGGCCGAGTGCCTGGGGGTGAAATTTGGTTACTGGCACCACTATATAAATTTGTTTTAAATACATCTACTGATGTGCTTATAGCAACTTATGACAATATCGGCGGCATTGGCGCGGCATCTTATCAAGTACAAAATTTTACTGGTACAGGGTCACAAATTGTATTTACGTTGAGTACTGCTTCAATTGGTGAAAACTACACTTTTGTGTATATCAACGGCGTGTATCAACAGAAGAACACATATACCGTATCAAGCACAACTTTGACATTTTCAACAGCCCCGCCTTATACCGCGTCTATTGAAGTCATGTACAACTGATTATGTCCAACAGCAAAATCTCCGCATTAACCGCCGCAGCTACGGTTGTGGGAACTGAGGTTTTGCCAATCGTTCAAAGCAGTGCAACGGTCAAGGCTACTGTTGCCAATCTAACGCCTGGTCTTGCTACCATCACAGCAGCCAAAGGCGGTACAGGTCAAACTTCTTATGCAGTGGGCGATATTATTTATGCAGATACCACTACAACACTTGCAAAACTTGCTGATGTAGCCACAGGCAACGCTCTTATTTCTGGTGGCGTATCAACTGTGCCAAGTTGGGGCAAGATTGGCCTGACAACTCATGTTTCTGGTATTTTGCCTGTAGCTAATGGCGGCACAAATGCCTCCACTGCAAGCATCACATCTTTTAATAACATTACAGGCTACACGGCCTCTGGCGCTACGGGTACAACTAGTACAAATTTGGTTTTTAGCACAAGCCCTACACTTGTAACGCCAACACTGGGCGCAGCTTTAGCCACAAGTATTAAATTTGGTTCGGGTACTGTTTTATCTACATATGAAGAAGGCACTTGGACACCTACATTAGGTGGTACTGCAACGTATACGGCCCAAAAAGGCAGTTATATTAAAATTGGACGGCTAGTATTAGTAAGTTTTGATATAACAATTCTTCTTATTGGAACTGGTAGCACAACCACAATATCTGGGCTTCCTTTTACTGTGGGTAGCCAAACTTCGCCGAAAATGGAACAAGCACCTGGGTCTTGTGGATATTTTGCAAGTTTGGCAGTTAATGTTTATTCTATTGTTCCTTACGCTTCTGCTACCACCACAACCGTACTTTTTGTATCAAACAGCGCATTAGGTGGAACTGCAACTGTAAACCCTGCAATTTTTGGTAATAGCGCAAGAATTCAAGGCGCTATTAGTTATATAGCTGTATCTTAAAAGTTGTAAATTTAAAAGGAATATTTTTATGTCTTTAACCAAAGTATCTTATTCAATGATTACGGGTGCGCCTGTAAACATCTTGGATTACGGATTTGCAACATCTGCATCAGCGGCGACAAACAAAACTGCATTTCTTGCCGCAGTTGCGGCTGCGGGTGAAGGTGGTCAGGTTGTTATTCCACAAGGAACATACAACATTGATGGAGAAATTCAGATAATTAAAAAAGGCGTGACCATTCAAGGCGCAGCATCAAACTATCGCTATTCTGCGGACGCTGGGTTTACAGGCACAAAATTAGTTTTTACATCGGGTACATCGGGAATTGATTTAACTCAGTTAGATTCAGATGGTGCAACATCATCCGAATACACCGTGCTTAGAAATTTAAACATCGATGGAAACAGCATTCTTCAAAACGGTGTATTTATCAAAGGTTGCAAAGTTTTGGATAACTGTACCTTGACAGGCTGTTTGACTGCGGGGCTACGTTTGGGCGGTCTTGTCAATTCAACAGTCATTAAGCAATGTGGCATTGTCGGAAATAATGGTGTTTCATCTCGTGGCGTATTTATGGATGGTGTAGGCAATACGGTGCTAAAAGTAGTGGAATGCAATATTAGGCAAAACACTATTGGCATTGAAATTAACCAAGGCACTGGTTGGGAATTTACAGATTGCGTTATTGAATCTAACACAGGAAAAGCCACTTACATCAATGTGACGGCTGGCCTTCGAGTTGGCAATGGCGTGTTTAATCGTTGCTGGCATGAAAACAATAACGTAGCTGGCCTTGATTATCAAGTTCATTTTACTGGCGTTGATGCGTCACCTGATTTGAACTACATCACATATTACAACTGCCATTTTGACGCATTGTCAAACACATCATATAAAGATGTGTACATTCAAAAAGGCGGTTTTGTTCAGTTTTACACTTGTCAATTTAGTGCTTCTTATGGCGCTTCAAACACAATTCTTTTGGCAGCGGGTTGCACTTATGCATATTTCTTTAACTGCGGACGCGGCGCTGTTGTAGGACAAATTGAAAGAAACATTCAAGATAATGGTTCGTATACACAAGTAAGCAACAATCCAACCACAAACACAAGAGGTTTGTGGGTTCCTAGCGTGGGTGGAACTGCGACATACACGGCAAATAGATATGGTACTTGGATGCGAATAGGCAAACAGGTAATGGTGTCATTTGACATGGAAATTAATGTTATTGGTACTGGAAGTACAAATTCATTAATTGATTTGCCATTTGTTGTACAAGGATATGATGCAATAAATTTAGTTCAAACTTATGGAACTGTTGGGTACTATACAAATTTATTGACAACTGTTTATTCAATTTCTTGTTACGCTGAGTTTGGAACAAATAAATTGCGTTTTAATACGCAATCGGCTTTGGCTGATACAAATAGTAAAACAACAGCAATTTTTAAAAGTGGTTCACGAATTCAAGGAACTATTACATATATAACTTCAGAATCGCCAGAAGTATAAAAGGAATTGTTATGCTAGAAAAACAAATTGTTGTTGACCTGATTGAAATTCTTGAAAATGGCGTTGTTCAAGTTCGTACTTGCACCCGCATCATGGAAGATGGTCAACAAATCAACGGTACATTTCATCGCCATGCTGTTGTTCCAGGCGATGACTACAGCGCAGAAGATGCCAAAGTTCAGGCTATTTGCGCTACAGTGCACACACCAGAAGTGATTGCCGCTTATCAAACGGCCCAAATTCAAGCATAATGCTGAAAACCGTACTGGTGCGTTCACCAGGGAATCATTGAGATTCAAAAATGACTGAAGAAGTCCAACAACCCTTAGCGGAAGTCGACTCCGCGCCAGCTCCAGAAGTGACGGCCACTCAGGAAGCAATTCAAACGCCGGAAGTCGCTGACGAAGCAAAAGAGCCTTCACGGGTTTTTACCCAAGAAGAACTTGACGCAGCAATCGGCAAAAGGCTTGCAAGAGAGCAACGTAAGTGGGAAAGAGAGCAGACCCAACGTCAGGCAGAAGCCCAGACGCTGAGAGCGCCAGCAAACGTCCCGCCGGTAGATCAGTTTGAAAGCCCTGAAGCCTATGCAGACGCATTGGCATACCAGAAAGCCGAACAACTGTTAGCCCAGCGAGAAGAAGCAAGGCAGCAATCTGCGATTCTTGAGACTTATCACGAAAAGGAAGAGGAAGCTCGGACGAAGTACGACGATTTTGAACAAGTCGCCTACAACCCCAAGTTGCCGATCACCAACGTGATGGCTCAGACGATCCAAGCCTCGGACATTGGCCCTGAAGTAGCTTACTACCTCGGTGCTAACCCCAAAGAAGCAGATCGTATTTCTCGTCTTGCGCCATTCGTGCAGGCCAAGGAAATTGGGAGAATTGAGGCCAAATTGGCCACCGATCCTCCCGTGAAACGAACCACGTCTGCGCCTGCGCCGATTTCACCTGTTACAGCTCGCTCCACCGGAGGCCCAGCTTATGACACTACGGATCCACGGTCTACCAAGACCATGACTGATTCGCAGTGGATTGAAGCTGAACGAGCAAGACAGATAAAGAAGTTGCAAGCACAGGCAACCCGCTAATTTTTTAAAGGACTTTTTTCATGGCTAATAGTATCTTAACGATCGACATGATCACCCGCAAAGCTCTCGAGATTCTCGAGAACAACCTGGTGCTCACCCGTAACGTGAACCGTCAGTACGACGACAGCTTTGCTGTTGAAGGTGCCAAGATTGGTTCTACCCTGCGTATTCGCCTGCCTGACCGCGCTTTGGTCACTGACGGTGCCGCCCTGCAAGTTCAGGACGACAACGAACAGTACACCACTCTGTCAGTTGCTTCACAAAAGCACATTGGCGTGAACTTCACATCTGCTGAATTGACCATGCAATTGGACGACTTTGCAGAGCGTGTTCTCAAGCCGCGTATCAGCCAGTTGGCCTCCAGCATTGATGCTGACGTTGCCAATGCGTACAAAACCATCGGTAACACCGTTGGCACCCCTGGCACCACTCCTTCAACTTCTTTGGTGCTGTTGCAAGCCCAGCAGAAGCTGAACGAAGCCGCTGCCGTGATGTCACCTCGTTATGCCACCGTCAACCCTGCCGCTAACGCTGGCTTGGTTGAAGGCATGAAGGGTCTGTTTAATCCTACAGACACCATCAGCAAGCAGTTCAAGAACGGCATGATGGGCACCGGCGTGTTGGGCTTTGATGAGATCAATATGTCTCAGTCAATCAAGCAACACACTACCGGCACCCGCGCTGCTACCGGCAACACCACTGGCGCTGCTGTGACAACTGAAGGTTCTTCTACCCTCACGCTGACTGTTGGCTCTGGTGAGATCATCAACGTCGGTGACGTGTTCACCATCGCTGATTGCTACGCTGTGAACCCACAAACCCGTGAATCCACAGGTTCGTTGTTCCAGTTTGTTGCTTTGGCTTCTTCAACTTCCACCACCACTGCCACCGTGACCGTGGCTCCTATGTACTCAGCAGCTCATGCTCTGGCTACCATGTTGACTTTGCCTGCTACCAGCAAAGCCGTCGTGTTTGTCGGTACAGCCAGCACTCAGTACCCCCAGAACTTGGTTTACCACAAAGATGCGATCACTTTTGCGACCGCCGACTTGTTGCTGCCCCAAGGTGTTGATATGGCTGCTCGCGCAGTTCATAACGGTATTAGCTTGCGCGTTGTTCGTCAGTACGACATCAACAACGACCGTATGCCTTGCCGTATCGACGTTCTGTATGGTTACAGCACAATTCGTCCACAGATGGCTTGCCGTCTCTGGGGTTAATCAAAAATTTTTTTGAAGGAAAAATATCATGGCATTACCTAATGGCGCAGGCGGTTACCAAGTTGGTGACGGCAACCTGACAGAAGCTCAACTTACCGTACAAACCATCCCTACTACTTTGACCGCAGACACTACTCTGACTGCGGCTGATGTAGCAGTTGGTTTGGTTGTTTGCAAAAAAGCAAGTGACGCTACATTGACCGTGACTCTGCCCACAGCAGCGTTGCTTGATGCAGCTATCCCAAGCGCAAAAGTTGGTTCAGCTTTTAGCTTGACAATTTGCAACAACAACAACACTGGCGCATCGTCTACCGTTCCTGTCACAACAGGCACTGGTATTACGATCTTTGGCTCAGTCACTGTCCCACGTTTCGGTGCTTACACCTACCGTTTTGTGAAGACTGGCGACGCAGCTTATTCGGCATTTTTGATGTAATTAATGGGGGCTTCGGCCCCCGTTTTTAAAGGAACAATCATGTCAAACACAAAAGCAACTGGCGTTGCGTATTTAGACCCTGAGTTCAGCACTTGCTACGCAACCGAAGAAATTGGCTACGCCGCAGCAGCACAAGGTACTGTGACCCAAGCAACAGACAAAGCCACAGGGGTAACTCTGAACAAGTCTGCTGGCCGTATCACAATGAACGCCGCAGCTTTGGCTGGCGGTGCAGTGGTGTCATTTATTCTGACCAACAGTTTAATTTCAGCCAACGACGTAGTTATTGTGAATGTTTCTAGCAATACTACTGGTAGTGCTGCGGGCGCTTACACCATTTACGTTTCGTATATGGCTGCGGGCACTTGTTTAATTTCTTTACGTAACTTGAGCGCAACTTCATACTCTGAAGCTGTCATCATCAACTTTGCCATCATCCACGGCGCAACCTAACCAAACGGGGGTCAAAAGCCCCCGTTCTTAAACTATGGCTGTTATTTACATGTCTCATGAAGTTCACGGTGCCAAAGTTGCAACTATGGAGCTTGAAGCCGTAGAAGATGAAAAGAATGGCTGGGTGCGATATACTTTAGACACGCCTGTTGAGGCGGCTCCACTGGAAGTCAAACGTCGTCGTAGCCGACCCACAGAGGTGGTCGAACAAGGAGCATAAACATGGCCATTTACACGGCAGGTGATCAGATTAACCGTGCATTACGATTGCTTGGTGTGTTGGCCGAAGGTGAGACACCTTCTGCGTCCGTATCTCAAGATGCGCTGATGGCGCTCAACCAGATGATCGACTCATGGAACACTGAGCGGTTATCAGTTTTTAATACCATTGATCAAGTATTTACTTGGCCAGCGGGTGAGATTCAACGCCATCTTGGCCCATCCGGTGCAGCTGCTGGCGGTTTTGATGGTATTCGCCCTATTTTGTTGGACGATGCTACTTATTTCCGTGATCCAGGCACCAACGTGTCTTTCGGTATCAAGTTCATCAATCAGCAACAATACGACGGCATCGCTGTCAAAACGGTCACTTCCACTTATCCACAAGTCATGTGGATCAACATGGAATACCCTAACATTCAGATGACTGTCTATCCAAGACCCACACGGGACTTGGAATGGCACTTTATCAGTGTGCAAGAGTTAGATCAGCCAGCTAACTTGGCGACAAACATTCTGTTCCCACCAGGTTACTTGCGGGCGTTTGTCTACAATTTGGCAATGGAGTTCGCCCCTGAGTTTGGCGTTGAGCCAAGCCCGCAAGTGCAACGCATCGCCATGACCAGCAAACGCAATCTGAAGCGCATCAACAACCCTGATGACGTAATGTCTATGCCTTACGCCATTGTCGCCACTCGTCAACGCTTTAACATTTACGCAGGAAACTACTAACATGGCCACCATTGCAATCACAGCTCTCCCTGTAGCCACTGCTGCCGCTACAACCGACGTTTTGCCAATTGTCCAAGGGGGCACAACAAAACAAGTCACCAATGCTTTGATGTTTACCAATTCAACCTTGGTAACTCCCGTGCTTGGAACGCCACAAAGTGGTACGTTGACCAACTGCACAGGCTTACCTGTTGCAAGCGGCATAAGTGGTTTGGGAACAGGTGTTGCCACATTCTTGGCGTCACCGACCAGCGCCAACTTAAATGCTGCGGTTACAAGTGACACAGGCACTGGATCGTTAGTTTTTTCTACTTCTCCAACTTTGGTAACTCCCGTGCTTGGCGCAGCCACAGGAACAAGCCTTGTATTGAGCAGTTTTAACGCAGTAAGCGCGGCGGCACCAACGGTTGCAAGCGCAACAACAATTGCTCCAACAACGCCGATTGCTTTTGTTTCGGGAACAACGGCAGTTGTGACTATCACGGCACCAAGCCCAATTTCTGCTGGCGGCGGTTCAATTATTTTGATCCCAACTGGCGTATTTACATGGACAACGGCAGGCAATATTGCGTTAGCTGGCATCGCAGTAGTTAGTAAGGCACTCACAATGACTTACGACGCTACAACAACCAAGTGGTATCCAAGTTACATTGCATGAAAACTCCGATTCTTGGATCAGCTTACGTTGCCCGCAGTATCAACGCTGCGGACAACCGCATGGTCAACTTGTTTCCAGAAGTTATTCCCGAAGGCGGCAAAGAAGCAGGGTTTCTTAACCGTGCCCCAGGGCTTAACTTCCTGCAAACCGTAGGCACCGGCCCGATCCGCGCGTTATGGGCGCACCAAACAAATGGCAGCGACTTCTATGTAGTGTCTGGGGTTGAAGTCTACAAACTGACCGGCTTGACCGCCACACCCACGCTGCTTGGCACTGTGTCGGGCACCGGCCCCGTGTCTATCGCTGATAACGGCACTCAAATCTTCTTTGCTTGCAACGGCCCCAGTTACATCTATAACGAAACCACCAACGTATTTGCACAAATCACAGACCCCGACTTTGCCGGTGCTGTGACGGTGGCGTACCTTGACGGCTACTTTGTTTTCAACCAACCCGACAGCCAGATCATCTGGGTGTCGCAGTTGCTTGACGGCACATCCGTCAACCCGTTGGACTTTGCAAGCGCCGAAGGTTCACCCGACGGCGTGGTTGGTCTGATCTCCGATCACCGCGAGCTGTGGGTGTTTGGCACCGATTCGGTCGAAGTCTGGTACGACTCCGGCGCGGCAGATTTCCCCCTGACCCGTATCCAAGGCGCTTTCAACGAGATTGGCTGCGTGTCGGCGTACACCATAGCCAAGATGGACAACGGCTTGTTCTGGTTGGGCACAGACGCCCGTGGCCAAGGTATTGTCTACAGGGCCAACGGCTACACCGGCGTTCGTATTTCTACCCACGCTATTGAGTACGCCATTGCCCAGTACGGCAACATCTCAGACGCTATTGCTTACACCTACCAGCAAGAAGGCCATGCTTTCTATGTGCTGAGTTTTCCAAGCGGCAACGCCACATGGGTGTACGATGTGGCCACCCAAGCCTGGCATGAACGCGCTGGCTGGGACAATGGTGAATTTACCCGTCACCGCAGCAATTGCCAATGCAACTTTGGCGGCAACATCATCGTTGGCGACTTTGAAAATGGCAACATCTACACGTTTGACTTGGATGTGTACGCTGACAATGGCGGCGTCCAGAAGTGGCTGCGCTCATGGCGGGCGCTGCCGACAGGCACAAACAACCTCAAGCGCACAGCGCATCACAGCTTGCAATTGGATTGCGAAGCAGGGGTTGGCTTAAATTTATATCCTGCGTATGACGGCGAAAACATTGACACTGAATCAGGATTAGATCTTGTGGCCGAGTATGTGCAAACGTATTTGGCAACTCAATCAGGCGTTACCTTGACCACTGAAGCAGGAGATGGTTTTGAGCCTTTAGGCCAATACGAACTGTCGGACACGGATATTAATGGGTACAACCTTGTGACCATAGCCTACCCTGCTGCACCAGGCTACGATCCTGCGGTCATGCTGCGCTGGTCTGATGACGGCGGTCACACTTGGTCAAATGAGCATTGGTCGCCCTTGGGAAAAATTGGCGCGTATGGCCAACGAACTTTCTGGCGTCGGTTGGGCATGACGCTCAAGCTGCGCGACCGTGTGTATGAACTCTCAGGCACTGACCCCAACAAGATCGCCATTATGGGGGCAGAATTGATCATAAGCCCGACCAATGCCTGATTATGGCGACAAGTCCAAACGCCACCCAGATCACGCCCCCACGGGTGTCGATTATTGACGAACGCACGGGCGCGGTGTCGCGTGAATGGTATCGGTGGTTTTACAGTCTATACAACATTCTTGGCGGCGGTCTTGGAATAATTCCCGTCAGCAGTGGCGGCACAGGCTTAAGCACCATACCAACCAACGGCCAACTGCTGATTGGTAACGGTACAGGGTATTCTTTAAACACGTTGGGTGTTGGCGCTGGCATTTCAGTTGTCAACGGTGTCGGCACCATCACGCTGGCTAACACCGGCGTGTTGTCAAACATCGCCGGTACGGGCATATCAGTGTCTAGCGCAACAGGCAACGTGACCATCGCCAACACGGGTGTATTGTCGTTCTCCGGTGGCACAACCGGACTAACGCCAGCAACGGCCACTACAGGCGCTATCACCCTTGCGGGCACCTTGGCCATTGCCAACGGCGGCACAAACGGTTCTGCGGCTCCTACAGCCTACGGCGTTGCCTACGGCACGGGTACAGCGTATGCGTTTACCGCTGCGGGCACCACCGGCCAGATACTGACAGCCACAACAGGCGGCGCACCGACATGGGCAGCCCCAGCATCTGGTGGAACGGTCACCAGCGTATCAGTGGTGTCTGCCAACGGCTTTGCCGGTACGGTGGCAACTGCCACAACCACGCCAGCCATTACCCTGACAACCAGCATTACAGGCGTTCTTAAGGGTAACGGCACGGCCATATCTGCTGCTACTGCCAATACAGATTACCAAGGGGTTTCAGCACCAGTTACCAAGACCGCTGACTTCACCGTTGCGGACACTGAAGTTTGGTTGATTAACAACAAATCTGGCTCGACCTGTACGGTGACCTTGCCAGCAGCGTCAAGCTGGTCAGGTCGGGTTTTACAATTTTTGAACTACCAAGCTCAGACGGTTGTCTCAGCGTCCTCAAACGTGGTGCCTTTGACCGGCGGTGCGGCGGCAACGTCAATCCTGTTGGCCAGCACAGGTGACCAGACGACTTTGGTGTCTGATGGCTCGAACTGGCTGATGACACAATACGTACCTAACAACATTCTTCTTTTGGAATAATTGATGATCCACCACCACTTTAGTTCGGGCGTGTACGCCAAAGAAACCCGCATACCAGCGGGGCACGTCTTGGTGCAACATGCCCACAAGCATGACCACCTGTCCATCTTGGCCAGCGGGTCTGTTGAATTGCTTGTGGATGGGGTCAGATCGGTCGTTCATGGCCCTGCTTGCTTGACTATTGCCGCAGGTAAGCATCACGGCGTAAAATCGCTCACAGACGTAGTGTGGTACTGTGTACACGCCACCGACTGCACAGATGAGAACGAAGTTGACGAAGTGCTGATTGTGCCCAGCAACGTAGAAGAAATGCAAGAACTGGCGTTAAGCCTGAAGGAGTAAATTATGCCTTGGTCATTCATCGTCCCCGCAGCAGCCAGCCTAATCGGCGGCAAAATGCAAGGCGACGCTGCTCAATCAGCCGCAGACACTGCCGGTGCGGCGTCTGATCGCGCCGTTGCATTTCAACGCGAGCAGTATCAAAAGCAGTTGGAGATGCAAAAGCCGTTCTACGATGTCGGCGTCAACGCATTGCCGGAACTGGTTAAAGCGTCCAAATACACGCCGTTCAGTATGCAGACTTTCCAACAAGACCCTGGCTACGCATTTCGGTTGTCAGAAGGTCAGCAGGCGCTTGATCGGTCTGCTGCTGCGCGCGGCGGTTTGATATCTGGTGGGGCTTTAAAAGCCGCTACCCGATATGGCCAAGACATGGGCTCGCAAGAATACACCAATGCTTTTAACCGTTACCAAACAGAGCGCCAAGCGCGTCTGGGGCCGTTGCAATCCCTTACAGGTTATGGTCAAACTACCGCAAATACGTTGGGCAACGCGGGGCAAAGTATGGCCGGTAATGTAGGCAATGCGTACATGCAACAAGGTGTCAATCAAGGCAATGCGTTGCTGGCAGGCACGCAAGCGCGCGCATCGTCTTACGGCGACATTGCCAAACTGTACGGTCAGACTAAGCCTAATTTTGGCAACTTGTTTGGCGGTGGTGGTGGCGGTTCTAATGATTATTATTTCTGATATAGGGTCACATCATGGCACTTGATTTTGGAATGCTTCAGCCCGTCAATATTGCGGGCAACATATTGGCTGGCCAACAAGAAACGCAACGCAATCAGTTGGCGCAACAGCAGTTGGCTATGGGCGGCTTGCAACAGCAAAAAGCTCAATTAGAACTGGCTGACTATAAAAATCGGCAAGCTGGTTTAGATAAGTTTGTTCAAATAAGTATGGCAAATGGTAAAACTGGATCGCCAGATGAATTGGCGGCTAGTTTTCATGACTTTGCGTTGTCGCAAAGAGATCCGCACTTGATTTTAACGGCTCAACAAATGTTGCAAGCGGCGAATGAACGCAAAGCATATATGGCGGAAAGACAGCCCCCGTCTGACGCAGCCATGCCCTCTGCCGCTAATTTACCTGCATCTAATGGAACGTCTGATAGCAGTATGCGTCGACAAGATGTTTTGGAAGCGGGCGTAAAAGCGCAAGCACCTTTTGTAGAAACAAGAAATCTCCCCGCTAGAGGTGAACCGTTACCGCCTGCTACGCCGATAACTAATCAATTGGCACCTGCTACCGCCGCACCCCCCGCGCAAGTCAATCAGCTTGCTGCACCTGCGGGGATAAACATCGCCGGATTACAAAAGCGACTTTTGGATTTGAAAACACTCTATCCTAATGTGCCCGCCGCGCAAAATGAAGCCGCAATGATTACCAAACAATTGGAAGACGCAAATAAAGTCCATGTTATTGACAACAATTTGGTAAATGGTGCTGGTCAAGTGATTGCAACCATACCAAAAACTACTACACCATCTGAGCTTGAAAGAATGTTGGTAAATTCTAACTTGACGCTTGCTCAACAAATACAAGCCAAACAAGCATGGATTACAAAACAAACTACACATGCGCCGCCGGTGACAGTTAACGTCAGCACAGAGAAAAAATACAGCGAACAATTTGCAAACAAAATGGCAGATACTGACATTGCCAAGATGACTACGGCTGAAAAAGCGCCTGAACTGGCTGCGAATGCAGACCGCGTGCTAGATATTATTAAGCAAGGCAACGTGTTTACAGGCTCAGCCGCCGATATCAAACTTAACATTGCGCGTGGGCTGAACGTAATAGGCGCGAGCAACGATGAAAAAATTGCAAACACTGAAAGTTTGATTTCTGGTTTAGCAAAAAATACTTTGGGCGCGGTTAAATCTTCAGGGCTTGGAAGTGGCGCAGGTTTTACAGATAAAGATTTGCAATTTTTGCAAGATGCTGAAGGCGGTCGAGTTACTTTTAACGCTCAAACTCTACAAAGATTGGCAATCTTATCGCGCAAAGCCGCTGAAAAAAGTGCTGAAACTTGGAATTCACGAGTTACTCAAATGCCTAAATCAGCAATTGAAGGTACGGGGCTTTCTACCCAACCAATTAGCGTGCCTAAACGTGTAGAAGCGCCATCTGCAATATACGCAACAAATCCAAAAACAGGCGAGCGCATTCAGTCTACTGATGGCGGCAATACTTGGAAACCAGCAGGAGCTAAATAATGCCTTTACCACCTGGGTTTGAACTTGAGCAAGCCGCACCGCTGCAACAACCTGCGGGTATGAAACTGCCACCTGGTTTTGAAATGGAAACCAGTAATGGCATTCCTACGCAACGCCGATCGTTTTCCGATGTGCCTGGTGAAGCCTTGGCAAATGTAGGTACAAGCGCCCAAAATTTTTATAAAGGTTTGGTAACCGCAATTACAAACCCCGTGCAAACAGTGTCAGGCGTATTGGATGTTGGCGCTGGCGCATTGCAAAAATTACTGCCTAAAGATTTGGTTGATATGGTCAATCAAATAGACAATAACCCTGAAGCAGCCAAACGTGCTGTTGATGCCGCCAACGCTGTTGGCGGTATGTTCAAAGATCGCTACGGCAGCCTTGAGGCGCTAAAAAATACTTTGGCGACTGACCCTGTGGGCGCAGCAGCCGATTTATCTACGCTGTTCACCGGCGGCGCATCAGCAACGGCGCGTGTAGCGCCCGCCGTATCAAAAGTGATGGGCACCGTTGGTAAGTTTACTAATCCAGTAACACCAGTTACTTCGGCTGCTGGATACGGTTTGGCTTTGGGTGCCAAAGGCACGGGAAATGTGATCGACGCAATCACCGGCGATCGTGCGGCAAATCGTGCGGGCACTATTGTTCGCAACGCGCTAACCGAAGAAGGCAGAACGCCGCAAAATTTAGCTGCGGCGCAAAATGCCTTGGTTAACGCGCAACCTAACATGACAGTACGGCAGGCTTTGGCTGACGTGACATCACCACAAGTTCAATATCTTGGCGAAACTGTTCAAGCTAAGACTGCACCTGGCCGCGCTTTGTCTGTGCAACAAGCGCAAGAAGCTGACCGCATGGCGCGTTTGCAAGCGGTCACGCCTGACTTGCAAGCCGCAGAAACCGCGCGAACAAATTTATCTAAACCGTTGTATGAAGCAGCTACTCAGCCCGCTACGGCAATCAATACTGCGCCATTGACGCAACAGATAGACACGCTTTTAACTGCAAACCCTGGTAATACCAAACTTGTATCTGCGTTAAACCAAGTAAAAACAGGTTTGGAAGCCAGTACTAGCGCAGAACAAGTATCTTCAGTGTTGGACAACATTAAAGACTTGATTTCAAGCAAAGACAATAAGTTTATTGTTAAAAATTTAACCGACGTTAAGAAAACAATTGAACAAGCGTTGCCTGGCTACGAACGTGCCCAACAAATGTTTGCTGCTGCATCGCCGCCAGTCAATCAAGCCAAAGTCTTGGGTGCCATGACAAACGTGCTTGAGCAACCGCTGGGTGTTGGCGAACGCGCAGGCCCATTCATGAACGCCTTGGGTCGCGGTGAGTCGGCGCTGCTCAAAAAAGCAACAGGCGAAGCGCGGTATTCTGACTTAAGTCAAGTGTTGTCACCGCAACAAATGAACGTGGTCAAAGGTGTTGAGTCTGAATTAAAACGCAATGCGGAGGTCGTCAGCCAGACGCAAAAAGGCGCAGACGCCATGAAGATAATCATGGACGCTAACCAATCCAAGTTTCGCTTGCCAAGTTTTCTGGACGTCAAAGTTACTTTGACAAACCAAGTGCTTGACATTCTCAAAGGCAAAATGAGCGCCGATGTGCTGAAAGAACTTGAAAAAGGGTTTGCATCTGCTGATAACTTTAAAGATCTTCTTGGTAAAGTCCCCGCATCTCAACGGATTGACGTACTCAGGGCGCTTGGCCAAGCTCAAAATCAATTAAGCCCGACCAAGCTGAACATCATTACGCAAACACAAAATGCTCTTGCACCTTCACAACAAAACCAAAATGCACTAGCACCATGACCGAACAAACCACCACCAAGCTGGCCGTACATGAGGCTGTCTGTGCTGAACGCTACGCGGCGATTGAACGATCATTCATCGATGGCGACAAGCGCATGACGCGGATTGAGTACTTGCTCTACGTGCTGATCGGCGCTGTGTTGCTGGGCCCTGGCTTTGCCGGTGAGCTGGTCAAAAAAGTATTGGGGATATAAATGGATCCAGTCACCATCATGCTAGGCATAGGAACCAAAGTCATTGACCGGCTTTGGCCAGACCCAGCGCAAGCGGCTGCAGCCAAATTGGAGTTGTTCAAACTTCAACAATCTGGTGAATTGGCTGTGATTACAGGTCAAATGGAGATAAACAAAGCAGAGGCGGCCAATGCGTCGGTGTTTGTCTCCGGTTGGCGGCCGTTTATTGGCTGGGTTTGCGGTGCAGCATGTGCATGGAACTGGATTGGCTTAAAGATTGCTTTATTTGCCGCCGCGTACTTTGGTCACCCTATGATGCTTGCCCCTGCCGATTTATCTGAAATGATGCCAGTGTTGATTGGTTTGCTTGGCCTTGGTGGTCTACGCACAGTAGAAAAAATCCAAGGAGTTGCCAGACCATGACAGAGCATTTTACGTTAAAAGAACTGACTTTCACCAATCATCGAGAGTTTGACAATACACCCAACGAAACGCAGATTTACCAGTTAAATCGTTTGGCCAACTTTTTGGAACAAGTGCGCGCGCTGTTGGGTAAACCCATTTTGATCGATAGCGCATTCAGATCGCCAGAAATTAACCGTGCAGTAGGTAGTACGTCTGTTAGCCAACATTTGCGTGGGTGTGCGGCTGATTTTCGTGTGCCAGGCATGACGCCAGATGAAGTAGTGCGGGCCATCAAAGCATCTGATTTGCAATATGACCAGCTCATAAGAGAATTTGACGCTTGGGTTCATGTCTCAATTCCTAACGAAGAAGAACATGAACCACGATTTATGTCGTTAATTATTGATAAACAAGGCCCTAGAGCGTATTCTTAAATTGATTTGTCATATATATGTGTGTTAATACCTTAAATTTAACAAGGCGCATATATGAAAATAACTGACCAAGAATTTATTGAGCTTTGGAAACAACATCAGTCATCAGCCGACATGGCAAAAGTTACAGGAATGAACGTAAGAAATATTTTACGCAGACGCAGGGCGCTTGAAGTAAAGTACGGCGAGTCTTTGGTCACAAAAAAACCTCATTTAAGAGTATCAACAAAACCTAGTTCAACCCGCAAAGATTTGGGGATTCTAAATGGCACTGTCATTGTTTTTAGCGATGCTCATTTTTGGCCTAGTATACATACTACGGCATTTAAAGGACTTTTATGGGCTATTAAAGAGTTTAAACCCAATGCAGTTATTGCCAATGGCGATATTTTTGATGGCGCTAGTATTTCTCGCTATCCAAGAATTGGTTGGGATTCCACACCATCTGTAAGATCGGAAGAGCAC